GCATCAGTATTTGATAGTGCGCCAGAAGGAAATGATGTCCACATAGCTATCATAGATGAGGACGGAGCAATCTCAGGTGTTGCTAACACTATTCTAGAAACATATGCAGATTTATCGACAACTCAAGGTGCGGTAACAGCAAATGGATCAAACAACTTTGTAAACGATGTACTAAATCAAAGATCAGAGTATGTAACAGTTGCTGCAGGAGTAGATATTAGTAATATCACAGCAGAAAAATACTCACTAGCAAATGGTACTGACGGATCAGATGAAGGTTCGGCATCTACACTAGTAGGCGCAGTGGATTCAGGTTACAATCTTTTTGCTAACGATGATGAAGTTGATGTGGCACTACTAATGCAAGGTAAAGCAGTTGGTACAAACGGAGTTGTTACAGCACAAACAATCCAGAATATTGCGGAATCCAGAAAAGACTGTGTTGCGTTTATTTCACCACAGTACTCAGATGTTGTAAATGCTTCATCTGCTGCCGCACTAGCAGCGATTAAAACTTTTAAAGATAATACATCTATCAATTCTTCTTACGCAGTAATGGATAGTGGATACAAATATCGCTACGATAAGTACAATGATGTTTACACATGGTCACCATTGAATGGCGACATTGCAGGTCTTTGTGCTAGAACAGATAATGTTCGTGATCCTTGGTTCTCTCCAGCAGGCTATAATCGTGGATTTATTAAGAATGTTATCAAATTAGCATACAATCCAAACAAAGTATCCCGTGATGAACTATACAAAGTAGGTATCAACCCAGTAATTACACAATCTGGTCAAGGAACTCTACTATTCGGCGATAAGACTATGCAATCTAAGCCAAGTGCTTTTGACCGCATTAACGTCCGTCGTTTGTTTATTACTCTAGAAAAAGCGATTTCTACGGCATCTAAATTCACACTATTTGAATTTAATGATGACTTCACAAGAGCGCAGTTTGTAAACTTAATAGAACCATTCTTACGTGACGTTCAAGGTCGTCGTGGTATCTATGACTTTAGAGTTGTTTGCGATGAAACGAACAACACACCAGATGTAGTTGATACTAATCGGTTCGTGGGAGATATCTATATCAAGCCCGCACGTGCTATCAACTTTATCCAACTCAACTTTGTTGCAGTTAGATCAGGTGTAGAATTCAACGAAATCGTAGGTCAGCTTTAATAAATAGATAAAAAGGAGAGACGAAAATGGCTTTTAACATTAACGAAATGAAGTCTCAGCTAACTTTCGGAGGAGCGAAAGCCTCACTATTCCAGGTTCAAATTACGAACCCAGTGAATAGCGCAGGTGATCTTAAAACTCCTTTCATGGTTCAAGCTTCGACTATTCCGGAGTCAACAATGGGAATTATTGAAGTCCCATACTTCGGTAGAAAAGTAAAAATCGCAGGAGATCGAACATTCGCAGAGTGGACGGTAACTGTAATCAACGATGAAGACTTCTTAATTAGAAATGCAATGGAAGAGTGGATGGCAAATATCAACTCACACCAAGGCAATCTTCGAAATTTTGATAGTGCTTCACCGGCGCAGTACAAATCGCAAGCACAAATTACTCAGTTCTCTAAGACTGGTGTGCCACTAAGAACGTACAATTACGTAGGATTGTTCCCAACAAACGTAGCAGCAATTGCTATGGATTGGAACACTACAGACGATATTGAACGTTTCGATGTGACATTCCAATACGATTTCTGGGAAGTTAGTGGTGGTGTTACTGGTAACGCAGGCACCGTAGCGTAACACATAAATAATGTTGTGGGGAGATTCGTCTCCCCTAAACATTACGCTACAGAGGTGAATTATGGAACTATTCGGATTTGAAATAAAACGAAGAATCGAAAAAGATGATAAGAATATCAAATCTTTTGTCGAGCCCGAAAATAATGAAGGAGCAGTGGATATCACTGCTGCCGGCGGTTCTATGTCAACTTTTGTTGACCTTGATGGTGCAGCTAAAAGCGAAGCAGAACTAGTTCAAAGATATAGAACTATGCTTCAGCAACCAGAAGTGCAACAAGCAGTTGATGATGTAATTAATGAATCGGTAAACATAACACAAGACGAAAAACCCGTTGAGTGTGTAACAGATGATCTTGATCTAAGTGATAACATCAAAAAGAAAATTCGTGAAGAATTTGACATAACATTAAAGATGTTAGACTTCTCAAATCAAGGTTACGATATCTTTCAAAAATGGTATGTAGATGGTCGTCTCAACTATCACGTTGTTATAGATGAATCAACACCAAAGAAAGGTATTATTGAACTACGCTATATTGATCCTAGAAAAATTCGCAAAGTAAGAGAGTTTAAAAAGGAAAAGATTGGTGGCAATAATAATGAGTCTTTTATAAAGACTATTAAAAACGAATACTTTGTTTTTAATGAAAAAGGATTCTTGTTTAATAATAACAGCAGCACATCATCATTTGATAATACGTCTCTTAAAGGATTGAGAATTGCAAAGGATTCTGTTATCAATTGTAATTCTGGTGTATTGAATGAAAAGAATAGTCTAGTACTATCACATTTACACAAAGCTTACAAGCCTTTAAACCAACTTCGTATGATGGAAGATGCCGCAGTTATCTATCGTATTTCACGTGCGCCCGAGCGCCGTATTTTTTATATTGATGTGGGCAATCTACCAAAAGCAAAAGCCGAGCAATATCTACGTGATATGATGGTTAAGCATAAGAATAGAATTGTTTATGATGCAGCTACTGGTGAGATTAAAGATGACCGTAAGCATATGTCTATGACAGATGATTTCTGGTTGCCACGTAGAGAAGGTGGTAAAGGTACTGAAATTACTACGTTGCCTGGTGGGCAAAATCTAGGTGAGTTAGACGATATTCTGTATTTCCAGAAGAGATTGTTTACAGCTCTTAATGTACCATTGTCTCGTATGGAGTCAGATAGTGGCTTTTCACTAGGCAGAGCATCAGAGATAACAAGAGATGAAGTTAAGTTCTCTAAGTTTATTCGTAGACTTCGGGCCCGTTTTTCTATTCTATTCGATAAGATTTTAGAGAAGCAACTCATTCTTAAGGGTATCATTACACCTGAAGAGTGGCCTGATATTCAACAAAATATTCGTTATGACTTCATGAAAGATAACCATTTCGAAGAACTTAAGAGTGCTGAAATCATCTCTAATCGTATGCAATTGCTACGTGATATTGATGAGTACACAGGGAATTACTACTCTAAGAAATGGATTCAGAAGAACATTCTTCAAATGAGCGAAGACGTTATTGAAGATATGAAGCAAGAAATTGCTGACGAACAAGCTGAGAACCCTGATGACGAAAATGAAAATGAATTTGATTGACGAAATTGCGAATCAAATAAATAGTTATAATTAAAGGAGAATATTATGAGCGATATTAGAGATATGCTTAAAACTGCATTTGATGGTAATGCTGTAGATTTTGAAAGTAATTTTGATGGCGTAATGTCAGATAAAATGGATGCTGCTCTATCAAGTAAATATGACCAAATGTTTGGCTCAATTGAAGTTGATGAACAAGAACTAGATGATGAGCCAGTACAAGTAGAAACCGAATTAGAAAACGAAACAGACTGAGGAAACTAAAATGAAATCCTTTTCAGATTTTTTAAAAATTGATGAGACAGTTAATCCGCCTAAAAGCGAAGATGAAAAGCGTTTCATGGATAAGCATGTTGCTGTCAAACAAGATCACCCGGTAGCAAAGGATGATCAATTTGTTGCTAAGACCAAGAAAAAGAAGCGTAATGCTGACTTAGAAGACGGCGAAGATAAAGAAGTCTACGAAGCTGTTGAAACTCTCACATGTGAAGAATGTGGCGAAGAGTACGAAAAAGGTGGCAAGCATGAATGCTCTGATGATGACAAAGATGACATGGACGAAGCTGCTCAACCTAAGTGGAGCGTTTCTTTTAAAACTAAGCATCCGGCACAAACAGTAACTGCTCGTAATACAGCAGAAGCTATTAAGAAAGCAGAAGCAAGAGCAAAGCCACATGGCGCTGGTGTCCCTATGTATAAAGATATCAAAAAGCTTGCGGAAGAAATCTCCGAAGAAGAGATGACAGATACTCAAATGAAGAAGCGTGAAGAAATCGTCAAGTCTATGAAAGACAAGATGGGTGATTTCAAAAAGCGTTATGGCGATAAAGCAAAAGCTGTTATGTATGCAACTGCAACTAAGATGGCTATGAAAGAAGAGTTTGATTTGATGGAAGCAGTCAAAGCTGGTAACATGAAGCTTAAAGATGGCTCAAGAGTTAAACTATCTAAAGAAGAAGCTAAAGCAGTAGAAAGCCTATTTTCAGAACTAAATGGTTCTAACAAAAAGAAGATGGAATCCCGTATGATGCAAAGCAAAAGTGGCTTTGAAGAGATCATTAAGTTTGCCAAGGAGGCAATATAAATGCCAAGTATTCTTAAGCCAACAGGTGTTGCAGTAGATATTCAAGCTGGTGCAGATAGCGTTCAAGACGCCGCACTAGTTTCTGTTGTTAATACAGCAACTACTCCAGCATTAGTTGTAGATGTTGCAAGTGGGTTTAATATTTGGTTAGCAGCAGGCGAAAGAGTGTTTATTGAAAAAGACCACGCTAGTCAGCTAGATGGCACTGCAGGAGCATCATCAATCTATGCTTCGCCAGTAGCTTACAAAGCATAAAAGGAAAGAAATATGTCACTACTCATTAAAGAACTTACAGAAGAAGTTAGCTATCTAACTGAATCCTCAGAAGACGGTAAGAAGAATTACTTTATCGAAGGTATTATTATGCAAGGCGATATTACAAATCGCAATGGTCGTAAGTATCCTGCTAAAGTTCTTATGAATGAGACAAAAAGATATTCTGAAAACTATATTCAGAAGAACAGAGCATACGGCGAATTAGGGCACCCAAGTGGTCCTACGATTAATTTAGATCGTGTGTCTCATATGTTTACCGAACTACGTGAAGAAGGTTCTAATGTAGTAGGTAGAGCTAAAGTTATGTCAACCCCTATGGGTGAGATCGTTAAAAATCTTATTGACGAAAACTGTAACTTAGGCATTTCATCACGTGGTATGGGTTCTATTAAAAAGAACA